TTTAAATATTTTGTTCTCAACACGATTTGTCAACATAGTAATAATCATAAATAAAGAATACATTCCACATTCATTGTTTCCACGTTGATGAGAAAAATTATTTGTATCGTAATATTGAAATTTAATAGGATTATTTAATTCTAAACCTTGGTATATGACTTTTTCAACTAATTTGTTTACTTCGGGTGGAATAGAATCTCCCGCACTATCAAAGTAAAAAATAAATTTATCTTGCAGATCTATAAATAAGGATGTCCAATGAGTACCAGGACCAGTATGTTTGTCTAAATTAAAAATAACACCAATTTTTTTGATACCTTTGTCAATCATTTTTTGTAAATTGAATTTGCACAACTCTCTCCAAACACATACATCATTATATGTTTGTGGTTGTTCATCAAAATCAATAGGGGTTGGACCAATAAAATCAAATTGTTTATAGGCTTTTTCATATTGTGTTAACACATTTAATATATCATAATTAGTTAGCCAAGTGGAAGGATTTTTTTTCCATTCATTTGGATGGTAGGGTGCAAATGCAGATTCCATAAATGTTTCTTTTAATTTTTCGTCTTCTATTTCTTCCAACCAGCAATCTTCACGGTTACATGATTTCAACTTATCTCTTAAAGCATCCCAAATTTTTGCAGATTTTTTTTCCACAATTTTATCATCATGATTTTTATTATATTCATCGCGTATTAATTTGATCATTTTTGCATTCATGCATGTAGGACGACTTTTTAATTTATTTTTCATAGCAGGATTGCAATTTATATCACGTAATTTTCTTGTATGTTTATTTCCTCCATTACGATATTTTATTGTATGATTTACCATTATATATATAAAAAGATATTTTATTCATCGTCATAATCTTTACGAATAACCTTCTCATCACCCCAATAAGAAAACATATCTTTTTGTTTCTTTTTAGGTTTCATAGTGGTTTCTAAAGTAATATCTTGATGATATAGATTTGCTTTTTCTACTTCTTTTTGTTTAAAATGACGTATACATGCTAATACATAGGCATCAAATATAGTATCAAGATCTCCATTGATTTGTGTATGTTGATTATCCAATTTCTGCTCAGTAAGATCTAGAATTTGTGATTTGTATTTTAAAAGTTCATTATTTTGATCAATATATAATAATTTGTTTTCACAGTTTGCCTTTGATTTATATTTTTGTTTCGAATTTTTATTCATAAGCAATTCCATAGTCATTTGATCTACTTCGTTCGATAAAAAAAGATTGGGTTCCTCGTTTATTTCATCGTCAGACATATAACATAATTTATATTTTATATTTTTTATTTTTTCACAAAGAATTTGGAAATAGGCTGAATACCATGTTTTTCATTATATATTTTTGTTAATGTCTTATCAAACAATAATACTTTTATTTTTGCTGCACAATATTTTTCTTTTTTCTTCATAAAGATTTCCATATCATCATTTTCTTTTTGCAACTTATCAATATCTTTTATATACGTTTTGATAGCAGACTTTTTATTTTGTAATGTCCAGATTTGTTCTAAAGACAAACCAAATAATTGTTGTAAAGGTTTCATCAATTGATTGGTAATGTAATGGTTGTAATCGATTTTCAACTTGTTTTGTATAATATAATCCGGAGTTTCTATTTTGTCACCCATCAACGCCTTTGGCTTATCATTTACAATAAATACAAATTTCATGCGATCACCTGGTTTTGGTTTATTACCGGGATCACGCGCTCCAATACGATCGGCTAATACACGATGTCCAATTTGTTGTGGGTTTTTGTAATATCCACGTAGAGCCTTGGTAATGGCTAGTTTTTCCATACTTACTTTACCTTGAACCAAATTATCTAAAGACTGTTGAAGAAATTGCATTGCTAAATCAATATTGTTTTCTTTCATCAATATATTGAGAATACCTCCATATACATCTTTCAAATAATCACAAGAATCACGTCTTTTCAATGACAAACCCATAAATTTCATATATCCTTTGTTTGGATCTTCTTCATATAACATACCAACATAGCGTTTCTTTGAAAGCAATATAAATGGCATTAGTGTTTTCTCATATTCTAAACATTGCGGTGGCTTTAAGAATTGCGTACATAAATTTGCTGCTTCTTGTGCAATTTCAATCGTTAATTCAAGTGCTTTTTGTCCACGTATCTTTTCACCTGTATCCGGATGTTCAAGATTAAACGTAAAGAATACGGAATCTGTATCACCATATATATATTCTGCACGGGTTCTTACTTTTCCATCATTTTTTGTATCGACTATTTCGTTTCCATATACTTCTTCTATAATACGTTTTGCATATACAATCATGCTTCTTCCTGTTGCTGTGGTAGAAGCAGCCACATCTTTTTCATAGAATGTTGATGTGCGTGAACCACACTGACCATAAAGAGAGTTTGCAGTGACTTTATAACCTAACTGACGTTTATCCAAAATATTTTGCATAAATGGATCTTTTTCAGTTTTAATCATCTTTCTAGTATCTTTTCTTGCTTTCAGCAATTCTTCCAAAATAGATGGCATAATACCTTTTTTGTTTTCAGGGAACTGCGCCCAACGACAAATGATTTTTCCTACTTTCGTTTTTTCCGCTTTGGAAGTTGCACTTTTTCGAATATATTTGTAAGTATCAAATTCAATATCTATATATTTGTATTCTGGCAAATTATCGTAAATGAAGTTTCCATTTTCGTCTTGTTCACCTGTTACTCTGATTAAATCTCCTTGCAAATTATATTCCTTAGCCCATACTTTACTATCGTGAGAATAATTTTGACTAATCATGGAAGACGGATATAGAGATGAATAATCTACACAGGCTACAGGATTATCCATATACATGGAGCATTTCGGAGGTAATACAATCGCACCTTCATAACCTTCTGCATCACGCGGTTTTTCCACATCAGGCATGAGAGTATCTTTATCTCGACATTTTTTAGCCACAAAACTAGTTAATTTAATACCTTGACCACGGAATACTAAGAAACTAATCGGAACGCTACAAATCCTTGACATCTCAACATAACCAGTAATTACATCAATCTTATTCATCAAATGATGTACTAGGTTACAATCTTGAATACAGTATTTGGCAACAACTGCTCTATCAGCAGATGAACCATTAGTTAATCGAAAAATATCTTGAGGAGATACGTCATCTTTTGCCATACCCCATTTGATGGACTTGCCTTTCTCGATTTCATGATGTCCGCTAATCAAAATAACATTGAATTTCTTGTCGCCGTCTACTCTATCATATTCTATATCCAATACTTTGAATTTCTGACCGTTGTTAAAATAATCGGCTGTAAAACCGATCAGTTCAATATGAATGAAATCACCAATATGTAGACCCATAAGATTGCTGCTATATAATTCGGTACAATCACCGAACTTCTCATGATGAACAGATTCTATTTTTTTCACACTATCGCTAATGAACTGACCAGCAACGTCGTCCAATTTATAAGAAGATAAATTAAAATCTCTACGAAAATAAGCATACATATCAATTTGTAAACGACCAGACATGCGTGCATAGCGCAAATCATATTCGCCACTTGCAATTTGAATTTTGGTGTGTTCTAGATTGACAACACCAGGGTTTTCTCTATCTGGATTTGCACAGACTTCATTTATTTTTCGGGATAATTTCAAAAATTCATTATGACAATAGTTTTCTTGAGCACGACGAAACATAAACTCGTAATCAAAACCGAAAATATTGTATCCAATAATAATATCGGGATTTTCTTTTTGAATTAATTCTGTCCATTTCAGCAGAATTTCTTCTTCCGTTTTAACCGTTTCGATTTCAGCGCCTTCTACTTCATCACAAGTTCCTACAACTAAACAATGATTCAAATAAGGCTCTTTTGAACCATAATTCATAAAAGTAGATCCAATAAACGTAACTTCATCACCTTTTAAACGAGGAAACAATAGCGTCAACACTTCGTCCAAAATTTTTATTTGTTCATCGCGGTCATATTGATCACTATATAAAACATCCATAATTGTTGTTGTTTTCTTCAACTTGATTTTTTTATCCGCTTGCTTTCCATAATTTGTATACTCAACGGAATTATCTATTGCTTCTCCATCCGCCTCTGCAGATCCTTCCATGTTATCTTGATGACTATTTTTCATGGCTTCAAACAAATTATCTATTTGTAGCAAATCACTATTGTCTTCGTCAGTTTCTTTTTTCACTTTTTCCAATGACTTTGATAATATTTTTTCGATCAAAGATTGTACTTTTGCTTTTGAAGGAGGTAGTTTTGGATATACTACATCAATATCTTCCATAGAGCCATACTCAAATGCACGAAGCATACAACGTTTAAATAGTTCTTTTCCTTGTTCTTCCGTTAGGGATTGAAATTGTCTTTGTTTTAAAAAGACGTCAACAATATTTGTAGCTAACCGTTTATAGGTTTTAATAGGAATAGGAAAATCACCATGACTACTACTTGCCTCAATATCAAAACTACAAATTTTATAAGGTACTGCTGTTTCTTTTTCAGGTAATGGCTTTAAGTGTTTCAAAGAACAATTATACTCGAAATTACATGTAGTTGTTTTAGTAGGAACATCATTTACATGACTTGTATTAAAACTAATCCATCCGGATGGACTAATATTATGAATATGGAAATAACGTAAAAGAGGCGGAATGTTACTCTCATATAATTCTAATG